TGAGCACTTAGCTGATGGACACACCAAGCGGACCAAGTTCCGCTTGTTGTGACAGCCTCTTCTCACGCCCGATGGAAATCGAACGCGAGCTGAGGCCAACCCCCAGCCCAACTGCCACTCATCCTCCAACCCCTGACCCGATGAATTTCGCGTTGAGGGCTTACCAGATGAGATGTGCCCAGAAAGGAATCGACTTCCAGACGAGCCTGACTAATATTGTGAGCCAGCAGATGGCCCAGTATGAACTCAGGAATGGTAGGCGTGTGGCGCGTGTCCAGGGACCGAAGGTTTTTGAGCTCTTTGATTCCTGGTTGGGGGGAACGACCCCCTTTGCTGAGCTGGCGGAAATAGCCAGCTTGCACTTGCGGAGGGTCAGTCTTGTGGCCTTCCTCGGGTGTTCGGAGAGCGAGTTCCTTGATTTTCTGAGGGACCTTCTTCTCCGGGCAGGCGTTGAGCCGAATCCCGGTCCGCCGCCCCAGCCTAGTAAGCGGGACGAACGCCGTAAAATGAAGGAGAAGCGGGCGAAGAAGACTATCCGCCCAGACCGCCGGCTCACAAAGGCTGAGACGGAGACAGCTTTGAATCGTGGCTGCGTTGAAATCAACCCAGGACCACGGGATAAGCGTCCTTCTTCCGCCCCTACCCCGCAGAGCTCTGCTGCTCAGCAGGCGCCTCCCCAGCGCATTAAGCTGAAACAGAGTAAGAATGTCTCCCCAGCCGCTGCGCTGGTGCGAGAAGTAGCCCGAGAGGCCTCGGCGCAGCACGGAGCCAAGGATGCAGCTGAAGATTTGGCACGTGAGAGGAAAATGCGCGAGGTCGCGGCGGCCTGTGAGTGCGGGAACGCGGAAGCGGAGGAGGAGGTGCAGTTTCATGCTCTCAAGGAGGGCGTGCGCGCTTCCTGTTTTCCGCCCGAGTTCTTTTTCATCGCGTTCAATTGGGAAAAGGAAGATGCTTTCCAGCCTATGGGCGTCTCTCGTAGTCGCGAGGGATTGGATTGCACTTTCCTGGGTCTGGAGCTCCCTGTGAATGTGGTGAAGTGTACTTACGGAGGCACGGCCCCCTTGTATCGTCTCCAACCCCAGGAGACGAAAACTGTGCGCAAGTGGCGTAATGGCTGCTCCCGGCGCATGGTGAACGCCCCCCGGGATGAGGGCGTCCCCTTGGAGGCATTGTACAGTTGCGAGGTTTCCACGTCCGCGACTGGGAAAGTGTTGGAAAAGATAGACATCCACATCTCCCTAGAGTCGTTCGCCATGGCCCGCTCGCTACGGGTCTGGCGTGTGGATCCCCTCTCGACTGTCCGCTCTGTGGCCGCCTGGCTCGGCCGGAACCCCAACTTTCCTGGGAGGGATTTGGTGGCCGGGTCAGGAGGGGCCTTACATACCCTTGTGTTCTCCCATTTGCTCATGATAGACTGCGGATTGGCGTCGAATTGGATGGACAATGTGAGAGCCTTGGGTCAGGGCCTGGGCAAGGCCCTGATCAAGGGTAGCCAAGAGTCACTGGCTGAGGGAACTTACGTGCGCGGCTACGAAGTTGGCTGCGGAGACGTATTCCCGAAACAGTGGCAGGATGCCCTGGAGTCTGTGAGCTCCGGGCGGAAAAGTGCGCAGGAAGCGGCGGAGCAATTCTTTGACCAGGTAGTTGCCCGCGGCTCAAGTCTTATCGCGAACGCGAAGGACTCGGGCCGTAGTGTGCGGGATCGGTCCATGGAATACTGCCGGATTTTGGGGAGTGGATGCCCTGACATGCCG